TGAGCGTTACAGCTTCGGCTTCTCAGACCCACGCGCTGTGTTCGGTTCACCGGGCGCATAAGTGTAAATACAAAGATATTAAAGGGCGGCTATTCAGTCGCCCTTTTTTTGTGTATAATAAGTCATCCCTGACAACCGCACGGTGCGGTTGACACTAGCCACGACAGGAGATCTAAATGGCTCGTACAACTTTTTCAGGTCCAGTAAAGACAAACACTGCTTTCTGGCTGAACCCAATCCTTTTTGCAGACCTACCAACCGCTTCAGCCGATAACGAAGGGTACGTTTATTATGTATCAAATGCTCGTAAGGTTGCTGAAGCTGCGGGTGCTGGTACAGGAAACCTCGTGTTTTCTGACGGTTCAAACTGGATTCGTGTAGATACTGGCGCAACAGCCACTGCTTAATAGGAGGCTTAGATGGCTGGTCCAGTAAAAGCCTATAGTGCTACAGCGACAGGGGCAGTAGGCCCGGGTCGCTCACGCATTAAACAGATTGTTATGTACGCTACCGCCGCTGGTGCGTTTACACTAACCGACGGCAACGGCGGTGCGACATTGCTTACACAAAAATTTCCTGCCGGTCAGAATGCTCTTAACATTCCGGGCGACGGTATAATTGCTGAAAGCGGTGTCTATGTAAGCGCTATCTCAGGTACAGGTGCCGAACTAACAATCTTTTTGGCGTAAAACAATGTCTGTCTACGACTTACGTTCGATAACTCAGGTGGGTACATCCGAGCCGTTTGAGCTACAGGTTAGTCGTGGACAAATTCCGGGGCACACACCCCGGAATCTTTTTGGCACTGCCACGGCGATTGGCACCTCTTTTGTCACGCCGTGGGAGCTTGCTAATACAAATGCTCTTCCATTTCTTTCCGCCCAGTCCCAACTGACGTTGTCAAGCAGCAGCGCCAGCGATACGGCTGTGTCTATTTTTATCAACGGCCTAGATGACAACTACGAAATTGTTACTGAGGTTGTTGCACTAAATGGACTGACTGGTGTGACAACAACAAAAGAGTTCCGATTTATTAATGACCTGATAACCGTTGTTGGCAACGCCGTTGGTCTAGTGTCCGCTAAGGTTGGTGCAACAACATACGCGGCTATCAACGCTGGGTATGGCAAAAACCAAGCCGCTGTGTACACTGTTCCAGCAAATCATTCTTTTTACTTAGGTCGGATTGACGCATTTACTGCGTCAGCCAACAACGACACTAAAATTATGACGTTCAGAAATCACAACACCTTTTCAGATGGCCGGATATTTAACGTAGCTCAAACAAGTTTCCTGCAACGTATGGATATTCAAAGAGTTATACCGTTCAAGGTTCCAGAAAAAACAACTATTGAGTTTCAGGTAAAGATGAACAGCCAGACCGCCGACATCGGTATCTTTGGAGAGGGGGTAGTAGTACAGGAGAAGGGACGCTTGTAATGGCGACAAGAAAGAAGAAATCTGTTAATCTATCAGTTAAGCGTGGCGAAAAGCTGCCAGCATCTAGAGGTGCTGGATTAACGGCAAAAGGCCGGGCTAAGTATAACCGAGCCACAGGCTCAAAACTAAAAGCACCACAGCCGGGTGGTGGTAAGCGTAAGAAGTCTTACTGTGCAAGATCAGCGGGTCAGATGAAGATGCATAACGTAAACTGTAGCAAAACCCCCAAGAAGCGCATCTGCGCTGCGAGAAGAAGATGGAAGTGCTAATGGACAACAAGATTATTGCCGGTGCAATGTTGGCTTTTCTAGGCTGGCTGGGTGTTTCAATTATGGATTTAAAGACCGACACAGCGGTTATTGCTGTGAAGGTAGACAAAAACCACGAGATACTAAGTGTCTTGTGGCGTGATTACTTGGAGAGTAAAAATGACAATCTCGCGAGGCTCGATGTCAAAGCAAATTGAAAAAGGCGGAGCAAAGAAAGATGCATGTTACAGCAAGGTTAAGCGCCGTTATAAGGTCTTCCCGTCAGCGTATGCAAGCGGGGCAATCGCCAAGTGCCGTAAAGTCGGCGCAGCCAATTGGGGCAACAAAACAAAGAAAGCAGCAGGCGGAACATACAAGTACCGCACAACCAAATTATATTGATAGTGGGCAAGTAACACTGAAGCCGTGGTAGAATTCTTATTAACAGTCTATTTGGGGAGTCAGATAATAGATCAAACACAGCGGTTCGCAGACATAGATAGGTGTATCTATTTTGCTGAACGGCTATCACAGCAGCCATCGGTGCCTATAACTGACGGAAGGAGGGCAAAAATAGTAGCTATTTGTAAACCTATACCGAAGAGATAAAGATGCCGATTGCAGAAATTTTAACCGGAATCGCTTTGGTTCAGCAGTCTGTTGCTTTCATAAAAAGCAATATTAACACTGTTCAGGATATAGGTCAGATAGCCACTCAGATTGATGATTTGTTTCGTGGCGAAAAAGAGGCGCAGCAAGCTAGAAACAAAAAGGCTGGCGGCGGATTGGGTGATCAGTTTGGTGTAGACACTGTTGCAAAGGAAATTATAGACGCTAAGATTGCGGCGGAAAAGCTACAAGAAGTAGCTACTTTGGTGGATATGAGGTTTGGCCCCGGAACGTGGAAGGGCATTGTCGCCGAAAGAGCTAAACGCATACAGGAAGCTAAAGAGGCAGCGGCGGCTGAACGTAGGAGAAAGCTACAAGAAGCTAAAGAATTTGAAGAGATGATGAAGCAGATAGTTCTTGTGGCCGGCGTTGTAGTTATGGCTGTTGGTTTATTCGTTTATTTGTTTGCAGTTGTTTTGTAGGTATGGACCAGATATGGCAGTACGAAAGACTAAAAAGGGAGCGGCTCTCAAACGGTGGTTCAAGGAAGAATGGAAGGATGTTCGCACGGGGAAGGCGTGTGGGCGTAGCGAAGGAGAAAAACGGGGTACTCCATATTGCCGCCCCTCCAAGCGCGTATCTTCTAAGACCCCTAAAACATCCAAAGAAATGACAGCCGCTGAAAAACGTAGTAGAATATCGCAGAAGAAACGTCTTGGACAACCAGCGGGTAAGCCGCGTAGAGTCCAGTCGCTGAAAAGGAAAAAGTAAATGGCAGTTTCAGGTTCTAGAAACTTTGAGTTAAATGTCGCCGAGATCATCGAGGAGGCATATGAACGCTGCGGTCTTGAGGCTCGTACAGGCTACGACTTCAAAACAGCGCGGCGTTCGCTTAACCTGATGTTTGCTGACTGGGCAAACCGTGGCCTGAATTTGTGGACAGTAAAGCAGGGCACACAAGCTTTGACCGCAGGCACAGCTACCTACACCTTCACCGCAGATTACACAGACCTGCTAGAAGTTGTTGTTCGGCGCAGCGGCACTGACTATGAATTAGACCGCATGTCACGCGGTGATTATTTGACCCTACCTAGCAAAACTACCGAAGGCCGTCCCAGTCAGTATTTTTATAACCGTCAGATAACTCCAGAAGTAACTTTGTGGCCGACACCAGATAGCTCCACTGACACACTTATCTATTACTATGTGCAGCGGATGGACGATGCCGATACATTGGTTAACACAACAGATGCTCCGTTTCGCTTCTATCCTTGTATGGTTGCTGGCTTGGCCTACTACATTGCTATGAAGAAAGCTCCAGAGCGGATTCAGCTTTTGAAAGCTGTGTACGAGGAAGAGTTCCAACGTGCGGCGGACGAGGACGAAGATCGAGTGCCTTTGAAACTTCAGCCGAGTATTCAGTATCTAAGGGTTAACTGATGGCGAGATATGCATCGGGGAAAAATGCGTGGGGGTATTCAGACCGCTCTGGCTTTCGTTATCGTTTGAACGATATGGTCAAAGAGTGGAATGGTTTGAAAGTTGGCCCTGATGAATACGAGGAAAAACACCCACAGCTAGAACCAAATAAGGTTGGCCCGGATCCGCAAGCTCTGCATGAGCCGCGCCCGGATCAGCGGACGGAGTCTAGTGTAGCAAACATGTTGCCGCTGAATGCCTTTGCTAGTGGTGCACAGGGATCTGGCGTGATCACGGTAACTGAGCCTTCTCACGGCAGAACAACAGGCAACACGGTGCGGTTTCGTAGCGTAGCAGGGTTTGATGGTTTTTCAAAAGCTGTACTAGAGCAGGCCGCAGGCTATGTTATAACGGTTGTTACAACAAACACATACACATTTACCGCAGCGTCAGGAACTGCTACAACAGGTAATCAGCGCGGCGGCGGCGGAATAGCTACGGCTGGTCCGGTAACATTGGTGGTATAAATGAGCTTTACATACGCACAGCTAGAAACAGCAATACAGGATTTCACAGAAAATTCTGAGACATCCTTTGTAACAAACCTGCCGGTATTTATTCGCGGTGCAGAAGACCGTATCTTTACGCTTGTTGATCTTGAGCTATTTCGCAAGAACGCTACTTCGCAGCTTACTGTTGGAGATCCATATCTTAGTGTACCAACAGACTATTTAGCCCCGTTCTCGTTTCAGATTATTACTACAAACTACAAAGAGTTTCTTGAGAACAAGGACGTAAACTTCGTTCAGCAGTACGCAATTGATTACGGCAGCAATGCAACACCTAAATACTATTCTATTTTTGATGTAGATAACTTCATTGTTGGCCCAACCCCAGACCTAGCCTATGACGTAGAACTACACTATTACTATCGTCCAGCCAGCATAACCGCAGGAGCGGCATCTGGCACAACGTGGCTTAGTGAGAATGCCCCGAATGCTCTTCTTTACGGTTCGCTTGTTGAAGCGTATACTTACATGAAAGGTGAGCAGGACATGTTGCAGTTGTATGAGCAGCGGTTCGCGCAAGAAATACAACGCTTAAAGGATTTGGCTGAAGCTAGAGAGAATAGCGATGCCTACAGGAGAGGTCTACCTGATAGGCCACGCACATAAACAGGAGTAAAAGACGATGGCAACATCAAATGCAGCAACCACCTATCTGGAGAGACGGATTCTTGACTATCTGTTCAAGGGTGATTCACTCTCCTTTGCTTCGCCCGGCAACAATCTTTATGTCGGCCTAGCAACAGCAGTCACTGATGTGGAAACCGGAACCGTAACAGAAGTTCAGGTTGACACTGATGACGCAAACTACACTCGCCAGCGCGTTGTAGCAGCAGACTGGAAACAATCAACCAGCACATTGGCTCGTGGTATCGGAACAACAGATACAGAGATTCAGGTCACTGATGCTGAAGCATTCCCGACATCAGGCACAATTGTCATTGATGACGAGATTATTACCTACGCCGCCAAAGACGGTACAGCCAACGCTGACGTTAATGGCGCAGTGACTGCCTCACCAAACGTGGCACTAGACGGTAATAACGGAACAATTACCGTTGGCATGATTGTAACCGGTACAGGTATTTCAGGCACAGTTAAGGTTTTGACCGTAACTTCGCAGAATGCAATTGTTCTGGATACCTCAGTTACACTGGCTGATGACACCCAGTTAAACTTTGATGGCACAAACACGCTAACAGGTTGCACACGCGGAACATCAAGCACAACCGCAGTTAATCACGTTACTGCTGATGTCAACGGCGCGGTTTCAGCTTCTACCACAGTAGTTCTGGACAACGTGTTTGGTACATTGGTAGTTGGCGCTCGTATCCGTGGCACAGGCATTTCCGGCCCTGTACATATCGCTTCTATCACTGCTCAAAGCGGCACAAGCCAAGGCACAGCTACGGTTGTTCTAGATACAGCGGTTACTATCTCTGATGATGTCGCGGTGACATTCGATGCAGAGTCTGTGCTTTGTGACCAGCAGCAGGTGATCAATGACGACAACATTGAGTTTCCGGCAGCAGCAGGTACAGCGGCGACATATACTGTTACTCACGCCTTCGTGGCTGATGGCAACATTGCAACAGCGGCTGTTAACGGCGCGACCACAGCATCAAAAACAGTTGTTGTAGATGGTAACGTAGGCACAATTGCAGTGGGTGACATTGTAACTGGCACAGGTATTACAGGCTCACCGAGCGGTGTGGTTCGTGTACGGACGGTTACATCTCAGACCAACATTGATCTGGATACCGCAGTTACGTTAGCCGACAATGATGTACTCACCTTCGACGGTACAAATAAACTGTTCGTTGGTCAACTTGATGTAAGTAAGACAATCGCAACGGGAGACATCTTCCGCATCAACAGTGGTAACTTGAGCATCGAGTTGAAGTAATGGCCTTTGTAATCAAGGATCGTGTTAAGGAAACAACAACCACAACAGGCACTGGCACGTTAACTCTTGCCGGTGCCTTGAGTGGGTTTGATGCGTTTTCTGAAATCGGTGACGGCAATAATACTTATTATGCCTGCGCCGATGGCACGGACTTTGAGGTTGGAATTGGTACATACACTCTGTCTGGCACGACTCTTTCGCGGGACACCGTTCTGGAAAGCAGCAGCACTAAATTGACCGCTGATGTTAATGGTGCGGTGTCTAATAACGTAAACGTGATTGTGGACAATGTTCAGGGCGGAACCCTCACAGTAGGCCAGCGTGTGCGTGGCACTGGCATAGATGGTGTGGTGACAATC